TTTAGTTTTTTTCTTAGGAATCTTAATTTTCTTAGTTTGATTTAGTAGTTTTTTAAAATCTTCATCTTCCATGAATTTCTTAGAAGATACGATCTTTGCTTTAAAATAATAGAATCTTTCTACGTTGCCTGATCCCATATTATTATCCCAAAATCGTATTTCTGCAGTGCCTGGAACAACTTGATATTTATGTGCATCTTTACCAAAGTATGATTCTAATTGTTCATTCCAATCTATATTGTTTGATTTTTGTGGAGAAGAGACGATCTCTCCTGATTGTTTTTCCTCTGAAAAGTAACCTGATGGCTCAAATCCCTGTGGATGTACACGTTTTTTCTTTTTATAAGGAGACCTGTCATAAACAGACTCTTTGAAGTTTTCTAAACTATTTGAGGAGTCCATCTCTGTAATCCCTGAAATATCGTCTGACCGTGTTGTAACTTAGATGTTTAAAGTGTTCAAAATGTAACACTAAGTATTGAGCAGCAATAGTATCTGATATAAACTTTTCTTTAGCTTCTTCTGCTATTTTTATAAAAATAGATCGAGCTTCAGAATTATCTAGGATATAGCGTTGAGATGCAAATTGCCCTGTATTTCGCCCATGTTTATTTTGAAATTCTTCTAAAGAATCCATACTATATGTAGTATATACCCTTTATTTATTATATTCTAGCTTGGTTTCGGATTATCGTCTTTGACTTGTTTGATAGCTTTGTACCAAGATCCTGTCTTGTCTAGTTTTTCCTGATCTATGTCATGCCACAATTTATCTAATTGATCGTTCCATGATCCGTAAGATTCTAAACGTGATCTTTTATACCCATTATCTTGTTCGTCTAATTTAGATTGAGCTAAATCTTCGATTGCTTGATCGTACTCTGCATCAGTAAACTCTCGTCTTTCATTATTGACTTGAGCATATAATGGTTTTGCAGCTTCAATCTCTGTCGTAGCTTCAGATCTAAACTGTTCTATTGTTTTAATTGCCATTGTTCTCCTATCTTACTATATATTTCTTATACTTACTTCTTTAAACCATATAATGTAAATGTTCCACTTGCTATGTTTCCACTTGAATAAAAAAACTGCACACCGTCAACTGCACTAGCAGAAGTAAATACATATCCACCCTGTTGCCCCATTAGAACTGCTGAAACTTGAAAATGCGTAACTTCAGTTGTCATAAAAGTAAATTCACTACTGTTATTAGCATTAAAAATGTATTGTATAGAGTTAAGTTGTTCCCCTGTACTTGTTCCTGAATTTTGAGTATCTGCGTAAAAAAAAGTTTGATTAGTTAGTGCGTCATCAGAAAAAGAAGTATTAGATTTTAATGTTACAACTGCCCTATCATAATTAGCAGTTGTGTTCGGTGTTCCACTTTCAGTAACCCTAAATTGACTAGACACATTATCAGTATCAGGTGTTGCATTATTTATAACAAATTTATAAACATCATAAGTGCTATCAATACCTGTTAAAGTTACACTTGCAGTTGCTGAACTAACTGTTGTTTCTGCTATTTTTATTAAGCTACCTGCCATCATTTAACTCCATATACATTTATTGTTCCACCACCAAAAGTTCTTGCAACATTACTTTCATATAGTTGAAAACCTCTTATAGTTTCTGCTGATTTATGTACTGCTATAAATTTACTTCCCCAATTTCCTGATGAGTTTGCTCCCATAGCTTGTGAAAGCATAAAAGTATAAGAACTTGAATTATAAGGATTTATAATATAAAAACTTGCACTTGCTTGTCCATCTGAAAGTTGGTCAGTATATAAACCTGCATATAATTGCCCTGAATTAGTAAATGTTGTTTCACTAAATGTATCATTTGTTTTTATATTTAAACCTGCACTATCATATTCATTTTGTGTTACTACACTTCCACTATTATCAATTAATCTATAACCCTCAATACCATTTGAAACATTTGTATCGTGAAACACACCTACAACTTGACAATAATAAACATCATAATTATCTGAAAAAACATTATCTACATTTACTGTTGTTACACCACTTGTTATTTCTGTTTGATTTATAAATTGTAAATTAGTAGCCATTATGAGTATTCCTTTATTCCATATAGAGATACAACACTTCCTACATCTTTAAATGTATTTGAAGTCAAGAATAATCTAAAAGCATTAACAGTTTCAGCAACGTGATAAACACCACTTCCAAATCTAAAACCATCATTTTCATTTGTAACGTGTGCAGTTAAAAAAGTAAATTTTGCACTATCCCCTGCGTTGTAAATGTAGATGTATCCGTTATAAGGTTCATTTACTGCGTTTTGTCCAATTCTGTCATAAGATTGAAAATTCTGTCTAGTGCTTTCACCAAAAGTACCCCCTGTTGTCATTCTTTGAATAGCACTATCATATTGGCTTGTGCTTTCATAAGTGCTACCACCATCATTAGATACTCTTGCTCTTATAGTATCACTTCCTGTAATTTGTAAATTGTTGTATGTAAGAAAATGCACATTATAAATATCTTCTTTTAAATCTGTAAAATCTATTGCAGTTGGTGTTGTGCCTGTTAAATCTTTAGTTTCAATTAATTCTAATTGTCCATAGTTAGTATATTTATCTGCTCTTGTTAGATCATAAATATCAGTAGGTGTAAAAATCCCTTTATTATTTCCAAAACTTTGTTCTGGGCTTTCTGGTATATATCCAAATTCACTACTCATAATTACACCACCTTATACAATGTAAATGTTCCACTATCAATATTTATTCCACTTATGTAAAAATAAATTCCATCTACAGAACTTGTAACTGTAAATACACCACCACCTTGATTTCCATAAAGCTCACTACCTGCAAACTGTGATGTTTCAAAAGTGATAAATGTATATTCAGAACTGTTATTAGCATTGTAAATATAAAATATTCCATTAAAGTTTTTTTCTGTTGTAGCATTTACATAACTATCACTAATGTTGAAATAACTATAATTAGCACCAGAATTGTTTTCAAAAGCTGCACTTGTTTTTAAACCTTTAGCTGCAAAATCATAATTAGCAGTTGTATTTTCTGTTCCACTTTCAGTTAATCTACCTCTTAAAACTTGTGATGTAGCTGGGCTTAATCCACTAACTGCAACCATATAAACATCATCACTATCTATGCCTGTTAAAGTTACAGAACTAACTGCACTTGATACTGTATTTGTTGCTACTTGTACTAAACTACCAGCCATTAACTATCTACTCTCAATCCATAAATCTTGCAATCAAAATTAGCAAAATTTCCTGTACTATTATAAAATTTTATTCCCTCAATTCTATCTGTGGTTTTTAAAACTGATATTTGTTTATAACCTTCATGACCTACAGTTCCACCTGAAGTTCCATCATATCTAAAAAATGATTGATTAATAATAAAAGTATAAGAACTATTTGAATATGGATTAAATATATACATATTTGCACCACCAAAATCACTTTCATTTACACAATTATAAATTGAGTGCCATAAAGTAGATTGATTAGTTGCCCTACTTTCTTGAAATGAGCCACCTGCTCTTGTTACTAAAAGTGCATAATCATAACTTGAACTACTTATTTCACTACCACTAGAATTTAAAAATCTAAGATAAGAAAAAGTTGCAGTTGAAGTAGCTTGCACTAAATTATTAAAAGTTATTTGATAAATATCAAAATCTGCATTAAAGACATCTGTTATTTCAACACTTGCAACAGAACTAGCAGTAGTTTCATTAATTAATCTTAAAGCACTCATATCTTTTTTACTCCATAAAGTTTTGCACTTCCATCAAAAGTATCTGCTTGTGGAAAAAATCTAATTCCATCAACTGTACTTGTTTGTGGTAACACTCCACCACCAAACTCAAAGAAAAACCTACTATTACCACTATCATCTACAAAACTATGATGAGTAGTATAAGAATATTTGCTAGAATTTCCTAAATTGTATAAATATATATATCCTTGATTTTGATGTTGATTTGTAAAATTTAAAAATATTTGTGTTGCACCTGTGCTATTTTGTTCAGAAAAACTTCCTGAAGTAGAACCAAATTGTTGTCCATATTGATAAACACTTGCAGTTTCTAGTACTCCACTTTCATAAAATCTTAAATATAATTGTCTATAACTTGATAAATCTATATTGTATTGCAATAAATGAACATCATATTTATTTTCCTGAATAGAAGTAAAATCTACACCACTTGAACTAGAAAAAGTTTGTTCCTCAATAAGTTCTAAGCTACCACCCCAACTACCGTCTTTAGTTAGTTGTAATATTTCGCTAGGTGTATATAAACCTGTATTCTTTTTTACATCATTTGGTTGAGTACCTATATAAGACATGTTTGTCCTTTAGGTTTGTCTCAGAAATGTTACGTTGAACTCACAACTAGATGCTGCGGAACAAAGTCCTTGCAGTTTATCTCCTGTTTCAAGAGCGATTTTAGTTTGTATTTCGATAGTTGTTCCAAACGGTAATGAAACATTGTTTAGAATGTGTCTCAATGATCCACCTGATTTTGTAACACTAAGATCTACTGTAACATCTGCACTACTTGAACTTACGTTAGATAATAAAATACCTATTGCAGTTTCAGTTGTTGATGATGGAACTGCATCTATAATGTCTCCAGCACTTGTGCCTAGAACGCCCTGAACGCTGTGTAGCGTGTCTGCCATTGTCTATTTCCTTTCTTTCATTACGATAAAGCCAATACTAAACCAAGACTTACACCAGCTGCTGCTGCAGCAGGAAATAAACTTAATTTACCCTCAGCACCCATACCACTATGATTTGAACAATAATAATATAAAGTTTCTGTTGTTGATCCTGTTGATGTAGCAGTTCCCATAGTTTCAGGAGTAATTTCGAGTTGTGTATAAGCCCCTGAAGAGCCCGGAGTACCGTTTGTTGTTACATTTGTTGTAAACTCTGATCCGGAGTTGTGTGATCCGTCTTTTGTTGTAGAAAATTTGAAGTTATGTCCTCCTAGTGAAGAATCAGAAGTATCAAATCTTATCTTCATTCCAAAATAAACATCAATAGCAGGAGTTTTTGTTCCTGATCCTGTATCTGATCCACTCAACATATAAAAAACATTTTGACTTCCTGATCCATCATCTGCTACTTTTACAGTTACATTTGTTATAAGAGCAGTAACACTAGCAAGATCTGCAATAGTTTGTGCAGTTGCTTTTTTAAGATTATTACTATCAGATATGTCTCCGAATAGTATTTCGTCTCCTGATGCTATTGTTCCTGAAGTTGCGGAGTTTGGAGAAACACTTAAAGATGGAGTTCCTGAGGTAGCACCACCTGCTAAACCTGAGGTAGAAGATGTAGTAATACCCTCAATATCTCCTGTTTCTGCGGAGATCCACGCTGAGCCCGACCACGCCTTCAGTAAATTTGCGGTTGTGTCATAAAACACGGTGCCTTCAACTTTGTTTGTCAATGCACTATTAGCTGCACTCTCTGATGCAAATATAAATACTAAACTGTCTTGTATGTCTTGAAATCTTGATTCGGTTACAAGATCTCCGGTAGTCCAATCAAACCATCCACCTGCTGCCATAATTCTCCTTTATTTTTTTAAGTATAACTTATGTTTGTATCAATTCCCAACTTTGAAACACCTATCTGCCAAGCACCTGTTTCTGCTGGAGATAGACCAATCTGCCAAGTCCATGTTTTAGTTTTTGAATCAACACTATGAATAATGTTTTCTATGAACAATTCATAGGTTTCAATATTACCTGACGGAGTTGTAACTTTTGTTTCTACAAAAGATCCAATATCTAAACCTAAAGCTTTCGGCCATAATGAAGTGTTAGTTTGTGGACGAAACTTTAGTTGTCTAACAGTAGTTTGTGGTATGTCGTTTTCTACTACCTTTTGTTTAGCTATTGATAAAACGTCTGAATCTTGTATGTTTAATCTTCCTGTTTCAGATCTTGAATGTGTTCCAAACCTTTGCACTGAAGAATCTGAGACTGCAGATTGTTGTGATCCACCTGTTCTTGTCATAAGAATAGTATTACGGATCTTAGTATCATCAAAAGATGTTACAATATCGGAATAATTAAGTTCTCCTGATCCCTGTCCGAATGTAGCTTGTGAAGTAGTTGTATTAGTCAAACGAAAGTTTCTGTCTCTAAAAGTCGCATTTCCATTAGCTGCAATAAAAAATGTACCGTTTTCTGCTCTTTCTACTGCTTGTAATGCAGCAAGTAAAGTATCTGTTGTTGGTTGTGTCTGTACTTGTAATTGACCTGTTGATATTGTTTGATCTGTATAACCAAAAGAGTTTAGGATATTCGCTACTCTCACAGAGGATAATTCTTGTTGTTGTCCGAATGCTAATCTTGTTGTTTCTCCTAGTATAGATGTTCCAAGTTTCCACCCAACAGAGTCTAATGTAGCATTATTTAACAATTTGAATAAATCTACTGCTCTTATGTTTGTAACTGAATCTGCACCCTGTCCTGCATAACTAACAGGAAAACTTTCTACAAAACCTGTAAATAATGTATATGTTGTACCTGAATATGCAGCTTTTATCCTGATCCTTTTTAATGGTTGTACTTTTGATCTATTATTTGTTGAATCGTAATAATGTGTAGTTTGATTAGGAGAAAACCTGTTATCTGAATTATCTAATTGTATTACCGCAGATCCGGGCTGGAATTGTGTTAAGTTTGATGCTCTTCCTCTAGTTGTTTTAAAACCACGTAAAAAAGATGAAACATCTGTGTATGATTGTGAAGAATCTAAAGGATCTGAATCAAAAGCTATTTCACAAGTTAAGGTTACATCTGAATCAAAAGCTATTGACATTATTCAGCACCAGCTGCTACTAATCTTGAAAAGAATGCAGACTTATCTTCTGCTTTTTTAGATGTAGTTACAATAATATCTTCTAGTGATTCATCTCCTATTTGAACATTTACTTCTATATTTTGTCCTAGATCTATTAATTTTTGATCTGATCTAATAGTAGCAGAATTTGGTATAAATGGACTAGGAGTAGGAACTGAAACTCTAGGAACATTTGGAGCACCATCTTGTAATCTTTGTGCTGCATCTGCAAATCTTTCCAATTCTCTTGCTCTTTCATCTAATCCCTGAACACTAGCTAATTTACTCATGAGATCAAGACCAATAGCAAGAAAACCGTTAGACGTTGAAGACGCATTTGCTATTTTCATAAACTCTTTATCTGCTGCTAATTCTTTAAATGTATCAACTTTTTGATTTAATTTAATATACGTTTCTGCTTGTTTAACTAACTTATCAGTAGAACTATCAACTTTTGCTGTTAACTGTTCTTCTATGTCTGCTACTTCTTTTTTAGCGTCTCGTAGTTCCTCTGATTCTCTTGTAAGTTCAAATTCAACAAGTCTTAATTTCTCTTGTGCAACTGCTAATTCTTCACTAACATTTACTCCTTTTTGTTGGAAAAATAAGAGTTCTTGAATTTGTGCTTGTAATTCTTTCTTTTGTAATCTTTCTTCTGCTGTAGCTAATGCCTCTTTTCTTGTAGCTTCAGTAACCCTATCTTTAGCGTCTTGTAATCCTGATTCTGAATCTGCTAAATCATCCTCATCTCCTGTAAGTAACTGAATAAACTCTAAATATTTTTGTAAAGATGGGATTGCTTGTTTTTTTAAAACAACTGCATTTTTCTCAAACTCTACTCTTTGAAGTAATGTCTGTTGTCTAAGTTTTTGTGTTTGTTGAGTAGCTAATGCATCTTGAATAATCTTATCTGTTGTTAATCTATTTAAGTTCTTTTGGATTTCATTTAATTTTCTTTGTTCATCTGCTAAATCAGAAAAATTACGTACTAAAAATATCAAACCCTCATCTAAATCTCCTAAACGATCAAGAGCTAAAAATAGATTAGTTGTACCCTCTGCAATAAGAGTAAAAGCATCTATAACACTAGGAGATATATCCTCAACAAACTCTCTAAATGCTGGCAACATTTCTTGTAATGCTGGAATTAGTTCAGTACCAATCTCCTCTTTTAGTTCCCTTAGTTCAGCACCTGCTGCTCTTGATTGGTTAGCAAAAGAATCTAAAGTTCTATCAAGATCTCCTATCTGGACTCCTGCTTTCTGTTGTATAAGAGCTAATGTTGCAAATGCTTTTTCTTGTCGTGTAAGTTGATCTGCATTCATTTTTCCTGTTTGTTCAAACGCTTTAGTTTGCACCTCAGCTTCGGTTATAGCAATACCATAAGTCTTAAGCGCTTCTCGCTCGCCGACAAGAGCAGATCTAAATGCTTGAAGAACAGGCTCTGCACCTGCAGAGATGTTTGAGAAAGATGCAACGTCTGCTGCTATTTTTGTAAGTTCAATAGAAAGATCTGCGGATTCTTCTTGTGTAAAACCAATACCCTGTGCAACTGCACCTAAAGTAGCTTGAAGTTGTTGTGCCTCTCCTACTGTAAGACCTGCTTTATTAGCAAAACCCTCTAAGAATTGTGTTGCTCTCTCTGCTGCAGTTCCGAATGTAGTACCAAAAGCTGCTGCTGCTTCATCTGCTGCAACTGCTGCATTTACTGCTTGTTTAGAGAAATCAAAAAGAACTTTACCTGCAAATATAGCACCACCCGCTACTGCAACTTTACCGAGACCGGACATACTTTGTCCGAATCTCTGATTAGATTTAGTTGAATGATTTACAGTATCATCTAAATCTTTAGCGGATTTAGAAACCTTATCAAGACCTCTTGAAGTTTTATCTACTCCTGAAAGTTTCAGGATCATCTCTAGTGTTGCACTAGCCATTTATCTCCTCCCTAACTTTCCTCTTGCTTGAGCTTCTGTCATTGCTTTAGCTTCCTTTTTATTCTTATCTATATAGTATAACTTCCAAGACTCAAACTCCTTAACGGACATCTGTTTTCTTAGTTGATCTACCGTCATCCCTAGATCTAAAGCTAATCTGAACTCAAAAGCGATTTCATCATTCTTCTCGAAATTGATCCGCTATATTAGCTTGATCCTCCTTTGTCCATGCCATACACTTATAGACACCTAAAAGAATCTGATCGATTATTTGTGGAGTCGCTTTAGAGTAGAAGTTTTCAACATCTTCTAATGAATCTAATTCAGGATCTTTTAATCCTTTTAAGAGTAGATACTTCTCAAAAAGAACATCATCTCTTATACCATCTTCATTTTCAGATAGTTCGTTTATTTCAACGGTATCTGCTTTAGTTAATCCCTGAACAACAACAGATTTATTCCATTGTTCTAGTTCTACCTCCTGAGTTTTTAACGCAGGAGGATTAGATATATCTTCGAGTTTTAATCTTTTCATATAGATCTCCTTTAATCGTTAATCTATATTCTAAGCAGTTCCCTCAGTAACGTCGCCTGTAATTTGAAAAGCTGCACTGAATCCTACGGCTCCTGCTATATCAGGAGTTCTATCGTAAGAAGTCAATATTGCTTTTCCACTAGCTTTTGGATTACCTCCGGTAGTTCCTATTGGATAGAACTCGAAATCGACTTCAGATCCAAGAATACCGGTAAAATAACCGTTAACAGTTGCATCGAATGTACCTGTTAATGTTATTGTGCCATCCTTTAAGCCACTCACGAACGCTTTACTAGAATTACTGAAAGCGCTTACCTCGCTAACATCCGCTGTTCTTGATACTGCTACATCTGTAAGAACATTTGATATATCTCTTATTGTACCACCTGAATCATCGAACTTGAATGCTGCATTCTTTCCGTGTGTAAATGTTGGCATTATTCTCCTTTATCTTCCATGTCCAAAACTGATCGCAACAGTAAAACTAGGAGAAGATCCTCCTATTGTTAGTACCGCTCTTGCGTATCTTGCTGGATTACTTGTATTTGTTTTAAATTCAGATCCTGTTGTCGTTAATTGACTAAATGTAATGTAATCAGAAAACGACGCATTATCTGCACTTGTTTGTATTTTGGCATCTAATGTAGGAGAAGTTCCACTAGCCGCTGTTACGTGAATAGCTGCTCCACCTCCATTTGTACCTGCTGCTCCAAAATCAACTGAGGTTTCAGTTGAAGTAGTAGTAAAAGCTGCTGGAGCAACTAAACTCTTACCATCAAAAGTATCTGCATCAAATTGGAAAGCTACGGCTACAGCCACTATTCCTGCTATATCCGCTGATCTGTCGTATGATGTTTCAATAACAGATCCTAGAGTAGTAGGATTTCCTCTTGTATATCCGCTCGGAGCAATTGAGAAAGCAGATCCTGATCCACCTAATTGAGCTAAATACTCTGCGTCTGAATCCGGACTTGATGTTTCAAAGTAACCGCTCGCCGTAGCATTTCCGTCCTTTAAGCCACTTACGTAGCTCTTAGAAGAACTTGAAAACGTACTTGTTTCGCTTACATCAGCTGTAAGTGAAACAGAAAGATCCGTAAGAGTTGTACTCAAATTAGTATTATCAAGAAGAACAACTGCGTCTTTACCATGATTAAATGTTGGCATTATTCAGTTACCTCCCAAGCTTCGTTTTCAGGAGTTGTAGGATCGTCTGCTTTAAAACTCCCATCTTCATTTCTAGCTCTTTTTTTAGTTTTTTTAGATTTTTTATCATCATCAAATTTTACTGCAGCTTTATTCTTTATCAAACTTTTAGCGATTTTGTCATCGACTTCAAGAACGTCCCCTGCCTCTACTCTCTTTTCTTCTTTTCCATCCGGAAAGTTACTTCCGATTAATATTTTTATTTTCATCCTATAACCTCAACTATAAATGTTACTCCGAGAAAAGAAGTACCCTGAGACACTTCATATTCTCCATAATCAGTTGCACTTACTACTCTAACAGACATTGCTGCACCTCCCAAAGTTATATCTCCCTCGATTGCTGCCTTTATACTGTCTGATCCTGAACTTGCTAAAAAAGCGTCTAAAGAATCTTGAGCAGATTGTGCATCTACTTTTTGTATATAAAGAATTATAGGTATTTCATAAGTATCACTACCACGTTGCATTGTTGAATCAAAGTTTAATGTATTGAATGGAGCTATGATTACCGCAGGAGGATCAAGAAAATCAGGAACAATATCATATACAGTAAGACTTGATATAGTCTCTAATCTTGTTTTTAATCCATCTCTTATACTTGTAAAAGTAGCCATTACTTAACCGACCTTGCTATATCTCTAGCTATATTTTCCATCATGTCATCTAGTTCCTTTTTTATTTTGTCTTGATTTTCAAATACCGTACCGCCAATGAATGGTTTCATTTTCAAACCTCTTTGAGAAATTGCTCTAGCTACTAAGAAAGCATTTAGTTTTGGAGTTCCTCTTGCTGCCCATTTTGCTAATGAAGATCCTTTCTTATATGGAGGAAAAAATGGTTTTGTTCTTATTATTGGTTTAAAACTTCTAAAAATAGGTTTACCATGTACAAACGGTGCTGTTTTAGAACTTGATGCAAGTTTGATACCCTGACTCATTCTAAGTCTATTTGTATTACCTAATTTAGCTACAAATATAGAATTTCTTGTTTTACCTGTTGATTTTGATGATTTAGATCTAGGAGACGGAGGAAGTCGTAATCTATCTTTAGAGTCTTGTTTTAAAAATCTTCCTAATTCATTAAACGTTTCTAATGATCTCTTATTAAAGATAGTTTGACTATTTATGGATTTACTTAGATCTAAAGCACCATTAATTGTTAGTTTCATGCCCCATAAACCCTGTTCCTATTTACCTGTGTTATGCCTACATAAGGCCTTCCACTAGCTAGAGTTATGGTAGATTTTTTAAACTTTTTACATAAAGTTTGGACATCAGGATCTAATTCAGAAAGAAATATTACAGGAGCTTGGCCTGTTTCTGGATTACCTGAGAATCCCATCGGACTATTCTTTCTTTGGAAAAACCTAGATGCTTGAATAAGTGTAGCTTGTAATATCGCTGCTGGAACTGTTTCTGATCCTGTTTGTACAGGAAAACCAAATTTTGCAGTAACTTTTAAACTTTTTGGATATGAGGTAGGAAGTATCTTACCTCCATTCTTTATTGCCATAACGATCTTATCGAATGGCATCTTTGGATCTAATTTATCTGCATTATGAGGATATAAATAAAAATCAGTTCCAAGTGTCAATGTTTCGTGATCTGTCCCATCAACATTAAGAGTTTTTACAACTAAGCCTGTTGTTGTTGCTATATCATCAACATAAGCAAAATCAGTAAACTCACAATCATAATGACGATCCTCAGTAGAAGAGGTAGCGTAAAAAACTCTACCACAGAAGTCATCAATAGCAGCAGATGCTGCATCTAATGCAAAATCTAAGTTATTATCTTGTCCTGATCCGGACATTCCTAAGAATGTTTTTAACTCAGTTTTATCTACGTATTGATGACTCATCTAATTCCTCGTCTAAATCGTCTAATATTATTTCGTCAAACCACAAAAGATTATTTATTTTCTTTTGGTTTTACTGCTTTTGTTTCAGGCTTTTTAGCTTTTGGCATATCAGGAACAGGATCTCCGATACCTGCTACAAGAACTCCTGAAGTAAATGGACATTCTTTACCTTTTTGTAATTTACCTGTTTTGTTATCTTTCCAAACTTTGTCGTTTTCTTTTTCGATAAGTTTCATGTTTTTCTCCTTTTCTTGTGGTAAAGCAGAGTCGATAATTTCATTACTCATAACGAAGCTATGACTCTGCTTATCCATAATTTTATTCTATATCGTTGATTCTTGTGAATGCTTGTGGTTTATACACGGCTAATGCATAACGTAATGATGCTTTAACTGTAAGTATATCTTTAGCAAAGTCTCCATCAGCATTTGAATCAGAGATGGAAATTTCCATTCCTCTTCTAAATACGTGATTAGCTGCTAAGCCACCACCGAATGCACCTACGACAACATCGATTGTTGTAGATACTGCTCCACCGATCTGAGATGATTTAGTTACAGGTAATCCCCATATTGTAGGAGTACCAGCTAATGCAGATGCACCGAGCATGAAGTTGTTGTTTCCATCAACTTGTGCTACTAATGCGTTATAAGCTGCGGGACTCATTAATACTGCGTCCGGAGCTAATTTTCCATTAACTTCTACATCTTTGATACCATCTAAAACAGTTCTTAACTTACCACCAGCAGTTGCAGGAAATGCTCCAGCAGTGTAAGTGATTGTGTTAATGCCTGTTTGTTGTGTAAGACCTTTAATCTCAGGTGCTACACCACCGCCGATTAGGAATTGTTTTTCTAATCTTTGCATAACGTGATTAGCAAGTCTGCCATCAAAGTATGCTTGTGCTCCTGCTTGATCTTCAAGCAACTCTGCTGTTATAGGCAAAGTTGTAATGAATTTTCTCACAGGTGCAGTTACTGCGGTATATGTAAATGCATCTTCTCCTGAAGCTGCTCCCTCTGCTTTTTCAGCAGCGTTATTGGTAGCACCCTCTTGTAAGAAGTAGTAAGTTGTTTGATCTGTATTAATTGAATCAACAAGATCTAATGCTGGATTAGGATTTGGCTCTATTGCAGGAATAACCTGTTGATAGATTGTATCTCTATCCCATACAGAAGTTGTTACAGTTGTTTTTGACTCGAATGGAATATTTTTCAATCCATGATCCATAAAACTCTTATAAGCTTGTGATTCTAAGAATTGTTGTCCTAGTGTTTTAGGAGCTTCTTCTACTTCTTCTTGATAGATAGGAGCAGTTTTTGCAACTTTCTCTTCTACCTTTTTATTAGAAGCTTTAATTTCTTCTAATGATTGAAGTTCTGTGATTGAGTCTCCAAGTTCAGCTAGTTCATTGTTTCTTCTTTTGATCTCTTCTTTTTGATCGGAAGATAATTCGGACATTTCTTCAACGGAGTCAAAAATTTCCATTAATTCATCAGACTTAATGTTCTTTTCGCTCCTAAGTTCTTTTAATGTCTTTGACATTATTAGTCTCCTTTTATGTTGTTAAAAATGTTCTTTTGAACTTCCAAAAAGAGTTCATCATCGTCAATCTGATCGTAACCGTGTGTCTCGATGACATCATCCAATCTATTAAAGATTGAAGTCAATCCCTCTTGATACTTAGTAATAAGATCAGTAGATTTTGAACTCAATGTCTTTTTTTCTGAGTTTCTTAGAAGTGCAAGATCTTCTATTCTCTCTATGAATGCTTTAATCTCCTCTAAAGAAGATATAGCATGCTCTTCAAGTCTCATACCCTGCTGGGCTGTTTTTCCGATACCTGCATCAGATTCACTTGAAACCTTATCTCTATAAGTCAAAGAAGTATCCTCCTCTGACTCATGTTCTTGACCTGTCAAACGTGTGTAATCGTCCATATTCTTACATGGCATATATACTGTCTCTCCATCTACCATGTGTTCGTGATGTCCTGAACATCCTAATTCTTCTGCTCTTTTTTCTGCCTCTTCAATAGTTGTATAAAGATCGTCTCCTAATGGACGTTTCTGTTCTTTTACTTCTTCGAACTCTGTATCTATATCGTCTATTACTTCTTCATCTTCTTCATTTGGATCTGAATCCATTGAATCTAAACCTGATTTAAGGGCTTGTACGAATGAGTTTTGTTGAGATCCAACTAATACAGGAGAAACCTCCCATACTTTTACATCTTTGAGAACTCTTACAGGAACTTCATCTCCCTTTGAATCTATTGCAGTTGATGTATCTGAATCCATTACTTGAAAACCGTATGAAAACTGTTGCATATCTTGCATCTGTTTTACTGTTTCATAAGCTTCTTTACCCGCTTGTGTGTCTAAAAAATATCCTTTAAATACTGCTTTTTGATTATCTGACTCAATGACACCTCGACCAATAACCTTACTCCATTCGTGATTCCAAACTAAAGGTACTTTGTTCCCTCCATATCCGGACTTTAGAGCTCCTGCTTTTGTTATATCATTATCCGAATCGATTGTATCAAATAAAGAAAAAACAGCTTCTAAGTATCTCTTATCTCCATCCTCTTTTAATTCAATAGGAGATTTCTTGTAAACCAAGTCTTTTGGTTTCTTCATTTCATTATTCATCTATTACCTCTACAAATGCCTCTGTGCATCTACAATTTACTACAAGACCAGCCGGAGCTTTTGGATCGCCCGGAAAGTCTAACTTGATTCCATTATACAGATAAAAACTATCAGCCGGAACTCTTTGATTGTCTAATTCAAAATGTGATTCCCTCACAAGTTCATCTCTTTGTGAAACCCATTCTTTTTCTAATACTTTACCTGTTGATTTAGCTGCTCTTTGTTGAGACCAACTACTAGCTTTTAAAACCTCTGTTCTAGCTATTGTTCTTGATCTTTTAAGAGATTGTCCACCTAACTCAACATTTATCTTTCTTGCTAAGTTATCAAAGAACTTATCTCCCTCAACTGTGCCTGCAACAGGATTGACTATTCCTAGATCCTCTAATTCTTTCAAACTTTTTTCAACGATAGTTGATATTCTTCTCTTTGTAGTATTGTTTAGATCTTTCATTACAGACTTAGCATTATCTTGTAAGAATCCTGCTGCTTGTCCATCTTGAAATAAAGAGCCAACAGCAGGAGGTACTTCTCTTTGTCGTCTATAAAAACCCTCTGCTATGATATTGTTTATTGTTCTGCCTTGTGTTGGCAACAATGTTCCTAATGTAGTAAATACTGTTCTTACTGTCTCTTCTTCATCTATTGAGACACCTAGATCAACAGGATCAGCTTCCTTTCTTTCTTCTTTCTTTGGAAACAAACTATCGTAAGTTCTTACAGAGAAATCATCACTCAAAGAGTAATACAATGGTAAAAACTGTCTTTCAAAATTTGTACTATCTATTACCTTTTCAATTCTTGATTCCATATTGTTTAGATCAGAACTCTTTCTTATTTCTTTTGCAATCTCTCTCTTCTGTCTGTTCAATTCTTTTGCATAAAGAGTCTCTAGTGTTTGTTCCCACCTACGTCTAAGATTGTCTATTTCTTTCCAATACATTTGTTTTTCTTCTTCTGTTTCTATCTTCTTTATGTTTGGTAAACCTAGAAACTTAACTGTTGGATCTTGCCATCCATAAAACTCAAAACTTAGATCTTTCTCAGCTTCTAATTTATCTACTTGTCTTTGAGCCCATTCTTGTGCTCTCATTCTGTTTTCTTTTGATATGTCTCCGCCCCACAATAACCATGCCACCTGACCGCCTGTCATTTCTCCCTCTCCTGATAGGAAGTCATCTGCTGCTTGTGAATCTAAATCTGATTCATGTCGCTGAAACCATGCAGCCATCAAACGAACTTTTCTTTCAGATATTTCTCCATTCGCCATTCTTCTAGCTGCAGATATTGTTGCATCTTGTAATCCGTCTCCTGCAAACTCTAAATTATCTAATCCTCTTTGTGCATTCCTTTGTATGTAATCAGGAACTTGATCTATCTGTTTTGTGTACTTTGGTTTCTTTTTAGGTTTCTTTTTTGGTTTCTTAGGTTTCTTTGGTTTTCCATACTTCTCATCACTTGCGTTTGGATGATTATCAGGAAGTAAATCTGTATCGAATGGAGATCTAGGAAACTTACCTGTCTTTAATGCTTTTAGGAACGCATTGCACCGTGCTAATGCCCATTGATCTGCAGATCTTACATTACCTCTAACTGAGCCCGGATTAGTTCTATAAGCACCTACTCCTCTTTCAAAAACCTTTCTTAACATTCCTATCGTAACTCTGTACTTTGGATCTGAATCATTATGTTCTTTTACTTTATCTTTTAAGATCTTTTCTATTCGATTAGATAGTTTCTTTTCTTCTTGATCTATTGGTTTTATTACTTGTAACTTAGATACTTCTACTGTTACTGATCGATCTGTTCTTTCGTGTGATCCATCTTCTAAGATAGCCCATACTCTTACGTTTGCAGTTTCTTCATTTTGATTAAGTGATTCTATTACACCGTGTATTGTTGATGGAGGATCAGGATCTTTATTTATACTCCATGAAACTGAATCTCCTACTTTAAGATCTCCAAAGATTGCTTTATATCGTTCTATCTGTCTTAATCTTCGTTCAGCTTCTTTTCTTGTGGAGTAACAACCAAACTTTCTTTTACCATTCTTTGAATAGACACAATACTTACCATCTTCTTTTTTAATTGTCTTAGCTTCAACCCAAGAGATATGAACTCTCTCTCCATCTTCTAAGATTACGAATGTATCGTCAAACTCATCTTCGTCTTTTTTTTTAGACTTACTATCTTCCATTAAACGATCAAAATCAGGATTACCGGTTGCTGTTTGACCTGTAAATACTCTTACATCTGAGCCGTCTGTTGGCACTTCGACTTGTTGAATACCCCTGAGATAAACATCCATACTAGGATCATCTGCATTGAAACCTGTTGCTTTTCTTGCCTCTGCTACTGTGATGAAACCTGCTTGTAAACCTTTAACAATCTTATCCATTTCCATTTGTTCATCTTGTTGTAAAGCTCTTACATCTGATAGATCATACTTCATAACAAAACCCTGATCGTCTGTAAAATCTTCTAATAATAATTGATTTGTGAAGTCTGATGCAACATTCTTCCACATAGGTATAAGTTTTTGTTCTGTAAAAAAGTTTCTGAGTTCTGATACGTTATTATAAGTACTTGATGAAAGACCTGATCCAAGACCTGCAAGAATTGATGGTACACCTAAAACTGCAGATATTCTTTCTTCGTTTACGTGTCTTAGTTTTCCTATTTCTAAATCTTTCGGAGAAAAAGAAAGAGTTTGAATATCAACTTCTCCACCGGATATAACTAATGGACGACCTCTATTCTCTCCTCCAAATCTTCTTCCAAATACTTCTGCTATATTCTCTGATTCTTCTTTCGTCATAGATAAATCATTCTTAGGAGATATAACTACGCCCGGAACACCCATATTCTTTACAAGAGCAGATGCCATCTGTGATGCTGCTGCGTCTCCAAGTATTTCTACCATTACTGATCGTAAAGGAGATAATCCTCTTCTGTGATTTCTAGGATCTATCTTTTCTCTGATATGGATCATATCTTCACGAGGAATATGTAATCTTTGTCCTTTTTGTCTGTATTCGTAATGTGTGATGAGTTCTTCACTTGTACCCTTAACATCTACTTGATCCGGAATCAAAGGATACAACTGAACAACCCCACCTGCCTCGTTACGAAGTTTCAATATAAATGCATCTCCAGCAACACTCATAGAAGTAATAATGTATTGATTAAGTAAATTACCGGACATATACGGACTAGGTTTTCTTAGTAACTGAGTAGCAGGATGATTAATTATCATCTGTTCCCCATTATCAGACATTTCATATACTTCAATAGGAGCTTCAGAGAAAGCAGTACCTAAAACATTAAGACAAGCAAGAGCTGCAGAGTTACCCTCCGGACTTACTTGATCGACTCCACTAAAGAAACCTATATCACTATTGAATGGAAAAACTACTTGATTATTAGGAAAATTTCCATATCCTTTTGTTTGTTGATCTCCCTGTTGTCTAAAAAAATCTCTTATATTATCTGTCAAACCCATTTAGGTTACTTCCCATTTTGTCTTTCTCACTATCCCATGTCTTGCAGCATAAGCTAATGCATCGATCTGATCGTCATGTGTACCAGACGGAAAACTAACTAATTCCTTTTCAAATTCTATCAACCAATCTGCATTTTTCAAAAAGTAAATCGTACCATTTTCAACTCCAGCTGCAGCAGGAACTGCTCTTGCTGTTTTAGATTTATCTGCTTTTAGATTTCTTATTGGTAATCCCTGTCGTCTAGCCATTTGAATAATACCTAATCCGAATGACGAATCTTCAACTCCAAACCATGCTACATTCCAATCATTGATAGTTTTTTCAATAACAGGAAGTAACTCAGGAGCTTCTAGTCTTTTTCTAAATACATCAAGAACTAATAATTTACCATCCTCAGTTGTACCAACAACCATGATTACTGAGTAATCTGCAGTTTCTTTTACTGATAATGCAGTGTCCATAGTTGCATATATTGATAGATCTTCTTTATCGTACAATTTACCATCAACTAAATATCCGTTCTTAGTTTCTTCATAATACTTAAACCACTCTCTTTTAAACATGTTTCCAACTTCTGTAAACTCTGCTAAGAACTCCTGTGCGTAAACAAGTGATCCTAGTTCTTCACGAGCTTGAACTAACTCTTCAGGATTTATACGTGGATTATCTGACGTTTGAAAATGAAATACTTTCCAATCTTTTCTTCTTTTAGCAGATTCAAATAGATCAAAAAACCAATTTACTGAATTAGGAGTCGAGATAAATAATGCTTTACCAAAACTATCTGCAAGTATTGGACGAACTGTATGCCATGTCTCTTGATCCATGTAAGCTGCCTCATCAAAGATCACTAATGAAATACCACCAGCACCTCTTAATGATTCAGGTTTATTAGCTGATTTTATTTGTATAGATCCACCGTTCTGTAATACAATCCTCTTTTCTACTTCTCTGATTTCTGCATATTCTTCCGGTAACTGTCTTATCAAAGATTTTAGATTCAACCAAGCTTCTAAACTTTGAGGATATACAGGAAAGATCAACCATACTTTTAATCCTTTTAATGCTTGATCTACGGAACTTACAAGAGAAAGAGTTGATTTACCCCATCTACGTCCAGCACAAACTATTGTATATCTATTCTCATCCAACGATTTTATTACATCGATCTGACCTACGTGTAGATCAGGAGGAGTTGCCTCAATAGTCCGTATCGCCATCCTGTTCCCAATCCCATTTAAAGTTGATCTGAGGATATTCCACGTTGGTAACTTGTACCTGTGGAGATCCAATTCCATAGATCTGTGCTATTATTTTATAACAAACGTCAAGTAAACCTTTCAACTCAGTAGGATTCATCTGTCTTAGATCCTTTTCGGATATTTCGGAGATTATGTTAAAAATTACAGGTTTTATCTCTTCTGCTAAATCTCTAGCTGTTTCTCCAACATAGGATAAAACTGTACTTATGATCTGTTCATTCTCTACTTTATTTATTGCATGAATACGATCAACCCAATGATTTTTAGATGAGATCTGTTCTATTCTTCTATCCGTAACTCCGAAGAACTCCGAAACCTTTTTAAGAGATCTTTTTGCTCCTAAATCTTTATAATATACAAATCTTTTATAGTCAATGTTGGATTCTCCTATCTGTTGTTGATGAGGAAACGGAATATGCATGTTATCTAAATAATCCATGATTTATTATATCGTATTATCTTTTTTTACAATGTTCACTACCGTATTTGCAGTTACATAATTGAACGAAAGATCCGTCCTCTTTACGATAGATTGTACAATTAGCCATTCTTTCTGAAGTTTATCGTAAGTAACCATATAGCTAATGTAATTACAATACCTAATCCTGTAATTCTTTGTGCAGCTCCTGTCAAAGTAAAATAAGAAATAATTAAACCAACGAGCGTCCAACTAAGACCTACTGTCTCTCTAATGGCTTCAATAAACCATTTCCATATCTTTTCTATCAAATTTCTCTCCTGTAAGCCATACTAAACATAGATGCTATTCTTACCAAAATTGTTGGAATCACAACCTCCTGAGATTTTTCTCTCTGATCTTGTGTCATTCCTGAATTAATATCCTTAATAGTTATATCTGATATATCTACATTTACCAAACTTTGAATAGGATTTTCGAGAAACTGCTCAACCTGCACTTCCACGATACTATCTGCCAAAGTGTATGGCATCAAAGAATCTTTTCCGTTCTCAATACTTCTTTCGACATACTCTTCAACTGCTTCTTTTACAACGGTATTATCTTCATCTTCTAAGATCTCAGATATTATTTTTACATCTTCAGTTTCTTCAAAACCTAAAACCTCTGCAACTGTTTCTACCTGTTCCTCTGTTAATTCTTCAACTGTTTCTGTATCTGTGATCTCAGTAACTACTGCCTGAACAACCTTTATTGTTTGTATATCAGCAGATTCTAAGGATTGAACTCCAATCTCTGATACCTGTTCAACAACTGTTACAAGTTCCTCAGTTTCCAATGTTTCAACAAACTCTTCTACTTTTTCTTCTAACTCTTCTTCGTAGATCTCTTGTTCTTCTACTGTTAGTTGTTCTAACTCTTCTTCTTCAAGTATCTCTATTTCTTCTTCTAAAACCTCAATATTGACAACTTCTTCAATAATCTCTTCTACAAAATCAACTATTATTTCTTGTTCTTCTTCAGTAAGATCCTCTATATCTTTTTCTTTAATCTCTTCAAACTCTTCTTTAGTTATCTCTTCCGGAAGTATTTCTTCTAAGATCTCCTCTTCTATTTCCTCAACTATGACTATTTCTTCATCAATTTTCTGATCTTCAATAATTATTTCAATATCTTCAGGAACTTCAATTATGATGATTTCTTCCTCAAAATCTTCAAATTCTTCTAAAAACTCTTCTACTTCGAGTATTGTTTCAACAAATTCCTCAAATTCCTCTTCAGTTTCAAATTCAAGTATTTCAATCTCTTCTTCAAGTTCAAGTATCTTTTCATCGATCTCCATTTGTTTTTCAAGTTCGATGATCTCTTCTTCTGTAAGTTCTTCAAATTCATCTTCAAAATCTTTATCTTCATCATCAAACTCCAATTCAGATACCATAGAATCATCCTCAAAAAACTCTTCTTCGGTATCGTATTCTTCCTCATCTATTTCTATTATACAATCTCCGCGTTCAATTTGTTCATCCGTCATATAACAGCCATAATCAGATTCATTTCTTGATCTTTGTTTATCACGATCTACTGTTCCATCTTGTACGTCTTGTTGAGTATATTCTGTCTCCATTCCATCTATTTCAACAATTACAACTTCATTTGCCTCTCTTTCTCTTCTTTCTGAATCTAACTCCCAATAACCTGTTTCCTGTTGATTTTTTTCTCTTTCCCAATTTTGTGCAGCAACAAATCTTTCGTATTCCTCCCTATCCGATCTTTCTTTATTAGTTTCATATATACCGGTTTCGATAAAGTTTAATTCTTCCTCTGTTGGAGGCAACGTTGTAGTAGTAGTTGTTGTTGTGGTAGTAGTTGAAGATGTTGTAGTAGTAGGAGGCAAAGTAGTAGTAGTTGTTGTTGTGGTAGTAGTACTTGTTGAAGTTGTTGTAGAACTTGTTGTAGTTGTTGAAGAAGTCGTAGTTGTAGTTGTACTTGTGTCGTTACAAGTATTAGACGGAGCAGACCAATTTCCTAAATTCACGAATGGAAGTTGATTTGGTATATTTATTGTTTGTTCAGTTGTTAATGTACTATAACTATTATCTGTATCATTATCGGATCTTATCTGTGTTCTAAAAGTTCCATAAGGATTTTGAAAGTAATACTGTAAATCTTCTAAAGAAAAAACATAATACTGCCACGATAAATTATTACCGTGTCCAAAAGATGTTGAAACACAAAACGATGTAGTTGTGTTTATAGAAGTATCTCCAATGGTAAAAAATATTGTATATTTTTCAGGTGGACTATCTTCAAAACCATCAGAAGAATATATTCCAATAGTTAGATCTCCTGTGGATGTATCTAATTCAATCGATTGATTATATGGTGGTTGTGTAGGAACGTGATCTGCAAAAGCTATTTGTGGGCATATCAAACATAATACAAATACTAATCTACTTAACCTCCTGAGCAACAGCCCTGTCCACAACAGTCCATAATATCCTCCACTACATCATCGCTTGTAATAAAACAGAAAATGAAATGATTATGCCCATATAACTAAAAAACTCTGTCTTTGATAATTTTGAATTTGTTTTTTCGTGTAATTCATCAATACGCCTGTTAATTTCTTGTTGGCCATCAATTACCATTAAAATTAATTCTTTTGTTGTCATTCCGTTATTTTCTGCCATGTTTCTAATGTACAGGAAAGATCAGATATTTTGAAATTTTGAGTCTATCTTTTGTTTCATCTTCAATAATGATACAACTTCTTTTAAGTACGATATGAACAACTCCATATCTCCATATAATATCTTGTGATTCAGGAACTAAAAAATCTGTGCCAGCTTCTACAAATCTTACTTTTTGATTTGGTTTAATCTTCATCGAAATCGTAATGCATTTTCTTCGCAACTTTTCTGTATTCCGATTCCCTTATTGCTTGTCCTAATAACTTATCTTCTTCTTTAATTATTTCTTGAAGAGCACTAAATAAAATATTTAATAAATCATCATAACTAATATCCCATAAAATTTTGTTTGAAATAGAGGTTTCTGCTAATACATTAAATAGATCTTTTCTCGTATAAACAATATGCCATTTAGATTCTATGTTATTAACATAAACGTTAAATTCTACTCCTCCATAATGATCTAGGAATAAATGATGAGATCTTATAGGATCTATCTCTTTTTTTTCTGTAATTCTGTTCCATAAACCTAGATTTGTAAGATGTGTCCTTACAATTTCAAATCCTCTGTTTATATCATCAGAATAAGGTACTGCGTTCATAATTTGGTGCGATTATTGATAATTTATACATGTGTTGTTTGTGATTGTGCATATCACAAGTTTTGCCCTGTATATCAACATTAAAACCATTTACTTTTTCAGTTCTAATCTCTGAGATCCTTTGTGCATAGTCTTTTATAAAGTGTTCACGTAAGAACACAGAACTACATACCCAAGTATCTTGATTTCTTATCAATATTTCTCTAATTTTACTTCTATCCGACATTTCAACCTCCCTAACCGAATAAATTTAGTTGTTTATCCATTTCGTCAAAATCAACCTCGTAATTTTTATTTTCTCCTTTAGGATATTTTAGTATCTCTAAACGAAAATTTTTCATAATGTTCTTTTTTTCTGTTTTACTTCCAATGATGTATATATATCTATGTTTACCCTGAATATTTACTTTTTGTAGATCATAAAAATCTATTATGTCTTGATTAGTTACATCAGGTTTTCCTAATTGTCTTTTAAAAGATGAACTATGTTTCTTATGTCTAAAATTTTTAAAATGAAACTCTTTTCCATCAGGATAGCGATATTGAGTTGTGTTTGATGAGATCCCTGTGTAAATAAAATTAGTTGCCTGATAAATATACCCATGATGGCCACTATTTGGATCAGCGAAACTTACAATAATTGATGGTTTTGGTAATAACTTAAATGTTTTAGATACAAAAGTAGATAAAACGTTTTTTGGTAGGTTATTTTCTGTAATTAACCTATTAAGTTCATAAACAATAGATTTATATTCCTCTCCTGCTATTGATGCAGCTAATGTAGCGGATGGAGACATTCCATAGGTAACAACACCTGATATTATTCCATCAATATAAAGACCGTAAGCATGAGATACTTGACACATTCTTTTTGCGTAATGTTTATTTAAAATCCAATCACTATAAACATTCTTCGGTACTTTTTGTACTGATATTTGCATAATATACTCTCCCATCGTTAGACCATTTTTTTGTTTCTATCCAATATGTAATATCACAATCAGAACAAATAAATTTAAAATCTCTAAAAATTGTTCCTCTTTTCTTCCACATATCACACTCCAAACATAAATATCTAGTAAGACTCATATCTACCCCAACAATGTTTGGAACTATTCCAATGATGCCAACCATCATAATAAGACAACCATCTAGCAGCTTTTACGTTTGTTTCAGGATCATACATATCAAGATCCCTTTTATATATATCTTTTTCTAACCAGCGTTCTGTACGTTCATTGAATTGAAACAAACCCTGATCTTTTGATCCGTCTTTGTTTATCCCTGTTGCCTTTGAATATCCTGAACTCTCACAATACATTACAACTAATGCAAAAGCGGATTCCTGTTTAAAATGGATATTTGTTAATGGAATCCACTCTTGCACCTCTTCTACTATCTCACATTGCTCAACCACTAGAGGAATGTCGTTAATTTCATTTATAGTGAAACTAACCTGAGATAATAAACTACAACCTAAAAGAAGATCAATCATTCTTCTTCTTGTTTAGCTTCTTTTTTTACAAACATTTCATTCTTAATTTTCCATTTAGGATGAAACAACGATTTATCTTGTTGAAACATTTTATTTGCTTGTTGAATGTTTTTAACTTTATAATCTTTTTGTAAAATAACCATTATTGTATATGTTTTCATAATGCCCACTCATGTACATACTTTTGATGTTTACGTGGAGTACCATCATTATTAAGTGTAGCTTTCATCATTCCCTCTACACAATTACAATTCTCTTTATAAATTACAAAATTCTCTTCTTTTTGTAATAAATATACTTGTTGTCTTACACGACTTACAGACGGATCAAGAGAACAAATCTCTCCCTCCATTTCTAAAACCGCTCTTACTTTCTGTAAATTTGTCAATTCTTTATACAAAACTAACAATTTTCAACCTCCTATTTTTATATATTATATTCTTTTCTCTACTCTTCTCTACTCTACTTTGTAATATCATGTGTTGTAACACCGTTGTAACACGTAACATTACTTAATCTCATCTTTTATTTCAGGATGTAACTTCTTTTGAAGATCTTTGTACTTCTTGTTAGATTCATCCATCTTTTTTCTCTGTCTGTATTCTTTTTGTCTTTGTGCATTCATCTTCCTGTATTTATCAAGTTGTGAATACTTATCCTCCCAATCGTGAACATAATATCCTGATTTCTTTTTATCTATGAAACCTGAATCAACCATACTCTTTAAGAGATCCTTACCATCCCAAACTAAATCTTTACATAGTTCAGGATGAGGAATAAAGCCTGGTTTCTTTCCATATTCAAAAGAATATGCCCAAAGTTTTACTAATGCTCCTATTGATTCCATTTGAGATAATTTATTCATCTTAGCGAATTGAACTAACTTAGGATTCCTTAACAAAGATACATCGACTTGTATCCAAGACATCACTCTCCCTTATCATTATCTATTGTTGATAAGTTTACAAGATCAGATATTTTATTCTTGATACTTTGCATGTTGTTTATAGATACATCATGTTTAGATATACCCATTTCTCCCAATGCTTGTGCAGTAAACGTTCTAGCTTTATCAAGATCATTACCGGTTACGGTAAGTGCATAATCTTTGATATTGTTCATAATGTGCTGTTTTGATTCAGAAACATCATTAACCTGAACTCCTGCATCTTCCAACTTCTGATCTAGTGGAGTTTTCTCGTTTGTGTACCCCTCATACTTGTATTTAACGTCCTTACGCGGTTTATTTGCAGTATTCTGCGGCTTTTTAGACGTTTCTGAGTTGTTTTGTACAATATCCTCCATCTCTTCGTATAATGGTTTTTCAGAGAATAAAACTCTTAAACAACGTCCTCTTGCAACTGATTCTGCCTTTTCTAGTTTTTTATCTCTTACTATTTTTTCTGCACCGTGTCCTGTACAGATAGGATCAGAATCTCCATTGTAGAAAGTTGCCTTAAACACAACTAGATCTCCAATTTGATTTACTAATTCTGTAATTAGTCTCCCCTCCGGATATTCCTCATTCATTCTTTTAATTAGATCATCTACTTTTACGTAGTCTTTAAGATCCATTTTTTACCTCCTTATTTTTTCCTAGATATTTCATAGTCGTACAACCATCAAAGGTTGCATTACCCCACGCGATATTCTCCGCGTATTTGAATCCTCTGTTTGTCTCTATTGTATAGAAATGGATATAACTGTGTTCCACATTCCAATATAAGAACTTATATGTCCAAATAAATTTGTTTGGTATTTTGTTCTCAAACATCAGAAGATATTGTTTTTGTCGAGAATCTCTCCTTTTTGTAACCTAGTTACAAAATCAGATTTATCCTCTAGTCTTTTCTCTGTAATCCATAGTGATATATAACAAAATGTAAATATCAAACTAATGAATCCATACATTACAAGAAATAGATAAAACCATTCTTGAATCATCATTTCAACCTCCTTTTAGTTCTTTTCTTATATGATAAATATGATTAAACTTCTTTTCTAATATTTCTACATGTTTTTTATGTTCACTTTTTGAAAATATCGGAGTAACTTGTTCATATTCAAAATAATGCATTCTCGCGTAATGATCTATGTCATAAAATATATTCTCTACTATTTCTAAATCAACAAGATTTTTAATTGAATAAATTACCTGTTCTCCTTTACCGACTTTTTTAAATGTAATATTATTTTTAAAAAAGTGTTGTAGATCCCTTTCAGTAAATTCAGTAATCCTACCATTGTCTATATCTTCAGATCTATTTAGATACATGAGTTCTTCATCACAATTTCTATAAACACTATAAGATATTACAACTTCATAATTATTCATTTCAACCTCCATAACTATATTATATATTAGAAAAAAAATTTTGTCATTGATTTTAGAAAAATTTTGTCAAACGTATGTTATATAATATAAGTGTTTTTTTAAGGTATCGGCTCCCTTATCGTGTATGTACGATTGGTTTCAACCTCCAATACCTTTCAGAAACACAAAAAGAGGAGATTTCAAAATCTCCTCTTTTTAATTTAAGATCCTAAAAAGTCTATTGCTAGATCCCTTTAAGTTCTTCCTCTAATTCTAGTAAAAGTTTATTATTTTTACTATTCATATACTTGATGAAATCAAACAACTCGTAATAGAAGATCTTCAACAAATTACGTAGATCTAGTTTGAATTGTAACCAAGTTTTACTCAAGCATCCTCAAAGGTTTGCTTTGGTTTATATTGTTCGAGCCCATTCTGAAGAACGCTAAGGGCACTTGTCAAAAATGCAACGCCTACTAGCTCCATAACCTGTGCGTCTATTATTCCTGTGGAATTTGCAAGATACAAACTGATAGCAGATTGTAAACCTGTTCTAAACGCCTTATTCAAAACGAACAACCAATATTGTTTATTTTTCATAGATTTCTCCTATTGATTTATTGAGCTTGAAGTCCTTTTAAGATTAAAGCTTTTCTGAGAGCACTCATTTCTGCTTTTACCTGTTGTAGTTCTTCAAGTACAGAATTATCAGACGGAGGAATATAATCAGTTGATTTATTAGATACCATGTCTCCATCGTAATCTATATAAGTAACTGTTACTTCCTCTCCGGATTCGATAACAGGAGCTACACGTTTGTAAACTTCCTTATATGCATCCGTACTTCTACCGATAAAATTATCTTGTGAAGTTTTTCCGAGCAAGAGGCAACCTGCGGTATCGTCATCGTCATTGCCGATGTGCCAGAGCACGTACTTGAAATTCTTGACGTTATCAACATGGATCATGCCGATATGATCGCTAAATTTACTAAGGTAACGCGTGTGAAAGCCGCCTTCTTTTCTTAATGATAAGTTGTACTTGCCTGATGGAATTCTTGTCTCGCCCCATACTTTCGTAGTTTGTTCCTGATCTTCTAAGGTATATGCAAGAAATTCTCGTTTGTTGTTGGACACATCAAAGAGGATTCCATTTGTGAAATCATCAGAACTGTTAAATCTTAATACTTCAAGTTTCATAATTTACCTGATAACGTTAATTTTACTCCATTTCTCTTCTCCACCCAAAACTAAGGTTAAGATTCCTGAACTAGAGTTTCCACCGTAAACATTATCAAACCATTGTGATCCTGAGTCTAAACTAGGTGCAGTTGCAATTAGTCTTGATCCTCCTGCATCAAATACTGAAAATGTATGAAAATGTCCCATAAGAAGTACATCTGTATCTGCAACCATAGATCTTGCAAGTGATTGATTAGCTAACCAATTCTTTGATTTTGCTTGATGATTAGTACCACCGCTACGCATTTGATGCCCGTGTGCTAGAGTTATGATCGTATCTTGTAACTCAAACGTCATACTTAGATCGTTTTCAGGTACAAGAAAGTCTATTTTCTTTTTATAATCCGGAGATTCTTTAAATATTTCTGCAAGTTCTTCAAGTAACATTACGTCCTTATTATCGCCGAATGAGGTATAAGCTTTACCATTCTTACGATATTCGCCATGATTTCCTGCTATAAAAGCTGCTATTGTTTTATCAAACATAGGAACTAACTCTTTCATTAATGTATAAACCATTCTCCTAGCTACCTTTTGTTGTTGCCTGTGATCCAAGATAATTGATGATTCTTGCATGGGATAAAATCCTGTGCAACCCTCAACTATATCGCCTAATCCCGCTAATAATAATTGATCTATTGGCTCCGTCTTTCTAATCTCTCTTATTTCATCTTTAATCTTAGGAATAGAGTCCATCCATCTTTCTACTGTTTGTTCCGTACCCTCTTTTCCGATCTGAAGATCAGAGATACATACTGTATAGACTTTACCTTTCTTTAACTTAGTTTTTTTCTTAGGAATCTTAATTTTCTTAGTTTGATTTAGTAGTTTTTTAAAATCTTCATCTTCCATGAATTTCTTAGAAGATACGATCTTTGC